CCTGTCCATCCATTACCGCAACTCGATTGTTGTTGGTTAGATACATATTGTCTAGTAACTGACGCATAACGGTAGACTTAATTAACTGTAAGTCCTCAGTCATTTCAGATACAGAACGACCATAAAATCTGTGTGGTACCATGATAGGTGTCACTGATACAAACGGTATGCTATCGCATAGTTCGTTATCTAATACGGTATAGCCTTCTGTGCCTGCTAAAGTTATTTTTCTTAACTTAGCAACGCCATCACCTTCTTCATCTATTCTGATGTAACATTCGTAGATTGAAATTTCATCCGTACTCGCCTCACCAGCATTACTATCATAATCATAATCAAGATTACGAAAACGAGTAATTTTTTCTTCATTGTATTTATCTTGCGAGTCCGAAGGTAAGCTGTAAACTTTATCATGGTCAAAACCTGCTTCTATAAGTTGCGTTCTAGTTACGGTAGTTCTATGTGCAACAAAATTTGCTTCTTCTATACTCTTAGCTCTACGTTCTATTAAAAATTCTTCTGGTGGTATAGCTTCTACTTTTACTTTACCATAAGTCTCACCACGTTCAATAACAACATCATGTAACATTGGTATTGGTGCATTTTCTAATTGGTCTAATACCATCGGATCAACTGGTTGGCCTGATTCAGTGATTTGTTCTAAAACTTTATCTCGTTCTTTAACAGCACTTTCATCTTCGTACTCGGTATGTTCTTTAACCTCTACGCCTTTTTCATCCAACAACATAGTGTATTCATCTTCACTAAGTTTTTCGTATGACTCACGTTCAATCTTTTTATTAGTGTCCCAATAGATTTTAGCTACACCATTTTTTTGTATTAATGCATCTTTAAACAATGTGTATAGTGTAATAAAGCCATCGTTATCTTTATTAAACACGTAGTTAAGATAGTCACTAGCTTGTTTTGCAACTTCTTCATCTTCGGCAGTAACAGGTTCACACTTAACAATCTCATCACTAGCAGCAAAGGTTCTTAGTAGTGTTGGTAGGATAGACTCAATAACATCAGATACGTCAGTCGATACAACTTGTGATCTACCTTCTTGCTCGTTACCAAACGGTTCACCAAAGTAATACTCTAATGATTTTTGTCTTTGTTCTGTAATGTCAGAACCTATGTAACCTAGAGACGCTTTGATCTCTGAGCTTACTATCGAGCCTACTTCTAATTCTGTAAGTGGTTTACCTTTTGCCATATTAAACTATATACCTTGTATCTACGTTAATTTCTGTTTGCCATTGACTTGTTGTGTCAGGGTCTATTGCACAACCGTATCTAAATGCATCAGCACCATGTGATGCCCAGTTGTGTAGGGGTTTATTTTTAAATGTTTGCATTTTATCGTCAAAATCTTTGCGGTATTGTCGCAAACAATCAATACCATACTTACATCGGTTCTTATCAAACCAACATCTATCTAATGTGTTTCTAACCGCCTCAATACCATGTTGTATTTCTAGCTTTGGACAGACATCAAAGTTAATACCTAATTCATACGCTACTTCTAGTCGTGATTTACCTGTACCTAATTCTCTTGCCACAATATCATGTGGTGCTACGTGTCGACTATAGTTGTAGCCTTTATCTTCTAATACATTCGCATAATGTGCCAGTGATTCACCTGACGTCTCATAGTAATCTATCAAATGTATCTCGTTGCCGATGCGTTGTGCAAACCAAATACTAGTTGAATCACCAATACCTAAATCCCACCACGTTTCTACACCGACACTTTTATCGTAATCTACAATTTCGATGCGATTTTCTTTTTCAGCTTTTTGTATTTGCTTGCCATAATAGGCACCACTGACTGCAGCTTGAAAGCTACACTCATACTCTTGCTCATATTGATCTTCTGGCATAGTAGCTCTAGCAGATTCAAGTTCTTGAGCATCGATAATTTCTGTTTCACTTGCTCGATATAATTGGGCATACCAATCCTTTCCTGTTCGTTTTGCAAAATCGTAAACATCCCAGAACTGATTGTGGCCCATAGGAGTTCCAATAAATATAACGTAACCTAACTTGTCACTTACCGCAGGTCTAACTACTTCAGTCCAAGTACGAGGTGACATAAGTGCGAACTCATCCATGCATACACCGTCAAAGCCTAAGCCTCTTAGTGCATCTGGGTTGTCCGAACCGAAGATTTGAATTCGTGATCCATTCCATAGATCAACCTTCAGCTCAGTTTCATGTCGTTTACCACCGAGTTTCATTAAGGGTTCTGTATATTCTTTTAAATAGTCGTAAGCGACTGCTTTACCCTGGCGATAGGTCGGTGCAATATACGCCAATCTTGCATTTGGTATCTCACAAGCCGTCATAATTAAATGATTGATTGCAAATACCGTCTTGCCAAACCGCCTATGACAGCAGATGACATTAAATCTCTTGAGATCGTTGTGGATCTTTTCTTGTAGTGGTCTTGGTTCGTAAGGTATTTCTAATTCCATTACTTACGTTTGTTCCACCGTTTTCTCCAAATCCAACTTTGTAGTTTAGCTAATATCTTTTCTAACATATTAAGAACTTTAGTCATTGAGGATTTTGTTTATGTAGTTTTGTGTTTCTTTCGGTAACTTATTAAAGTTAGAACCTTTTTTACGCCATTTGTCAACATTACCTGGCCCCCAATTATAAGCTGCTAATGCACTTACCGTATCATTGTCATAACGGTCAAGCATAGCATTAAAATATTGTGTACCAAACCTTACGTTTTCAACAGGGTCAAATGGATCCTCTAATGGGTCAACACCAAAACCTGGTTTCTTAGCAGTGTTGTCCATAATCTGCATTAAACCTTTAGCACCAGTGCGTTTGTTGACAGCTTTGGGATCACCAGAGCTTTCTGCCATAATAATCTTTTGTATCAGTGGATCAGTGCTTACAGTATCACCTTCTAACAAGCCTTGATACTCACGAGGTAGATTTGCAGTCATAACTTTGTTAGCTAATGATAACAAACCCTCAATCACGTTTCTTTTTTCTCCAACCAATAGTAACAGCGACAGGCTTATCGTCATCACCACTAATAGTGCTATTAACCGAAGATAATCTTGAGTGTACATACGGTGCAGCTCTTTCTGCAGCCCACATTTTCTTTTCAGGGCTAGTTTTTTTAGTATTAAGGATGTTTAACATATATTCGAGTGGAGTTACAGTACCCTTGTTAAGCATTTTCTCTAAGCGTTCATGTTTTGTTCCAGCTTTTACGCCTTTAGGTCGCCCTGAGCCTGGTCTTTTACCACCATGTGCCATAATTATTTCCTTTTCTTAGCATTTCCACCTTCTTCTAGCTTGTCTTATCCTAGAATTAGGATCATTTTTAGTTTTTGTTGAGGATCTTTTGAGTTGACCCAATGATCTAGCACAATATGACTTACGTCTCTTGGCATCTTTAGATCCAGCTTTAACTTTACCAGTTACTGCGGTCTTTAATTTACTACCAGGGTTAGCTCGCCTGTAAGCAGCTACACCTTTCTTAGTCATACCAGCACCAGCTTTAGTCTTACGATAGTTACCGCCTTTACCAGTGGTTTTTGGTATAGCCATTATTTAGGAGTCATAAATTTTCTTTTTTTAGCCATAAGACTTCTTAAGAAATCCATTTCTGTTTCTGTTAAACTTCTACCAGTTTTACTCTTTTTTCCCGTTAAATTATCTACTTTTCTGTTAAACTTAGGTCTTTTTTGTGATTTACTTACAGGCATAACACCTTTACCCATTCTTCTTTTAAATTTTTTACCAAATGATTCATTCATTATTTTTTCTTTCTTTTCTTAAGTTTCTTAAAATCAGCACCTGTTATCTTGTTACGAGGTTTAGCAACACGTGCTAGAGCTTTTTGTTTCTTACTGTACTTACTAAAAGGCATTATTTCTTCTTCTTCTTAGCCGTTTTAGCAGATCGTTTTAACGCCTTGTCAGTAACAGTACCTTTGCCCTTTTTGCTAGTACCCTTCTTTTTAGCTTGGTTCATGTTGTAATATAAACCCTTTTTAACGATTCTACCGTCTTTAGTTTTATGAAAACCCTTCTTAATAGCCATTACTTACCTACCTTTTTTTGTGCTAGTTTATGTGCTTGCGTAAATGTCTTACCACCTAGCATTGATTTCTTCATAGCCGCCATGTGCTTTGCAGTATGGTGCTTACTATGTTTCTTCATAGTGGCCTTCTGACGAGCTGTTAATTGTTTCTTCACTATTTCTTTTTACCTTTTTTCTTAGTTTTTTTCTTAGTTTTCTTTTTATACATTTTACCGTACATAATAACTCCTGTTTAAATTGATTTTAAGGTACCTTACAGACGTAATTACTCTATAAGGGTTGCTGGTACCATATTAAGGTTACCTGCTACGGTACGTCTCTCTCCACCCCCTTCAAAGGGATAGACACAGTGTTGACACCATGATGGAAACATAACGATCTTACCCACCACTGGTTTAACCATGCGTGAGAACGGTGGTCGTAACTCCTCAACGCCACGTGAGCTAGTCTGACCAAAATGAAACTGTAAGAACCCATCAGCGATACCGCTAGAATCGATGAGATCACGACTATTATACTCTGGTTGGTCGGTAATTTGTTCTGGAATCTTAGTCCAGGTGCTAAATGATAACCCCATAACCGTATCGGTACCATGATCGTGTACAGGGTTGTAATCCCTCTCATAAGAGTGGACTGACCATAAGCTATGGAAATTAGGCATACGTTGTAGAGGTTTGACCCCTACGGTTT